CTAAGGTGAAGTGTTACCTTACCCGTTACGAGTCCGCATCTCTTAAGATACGCTCTGGTCGATCCAGAGATTTATTGGTGGATTGGTTAACCACCGCACGACTTTATACAGACATACATTGTTTATTTGTTTTTATATTTTTAAGTTTGTGCTTTAGACCCCTCTGAGGCACACCCGAATGCGATATTTACCAAAAAGATATAATATTTCTTCGGGTGCTAAACACGCCACCATAAATGGTGACTTAACTCTGTACCCTTTTAAAGTAGGTACAAACTTGTGGTACAATCTTCCTAAAATGTGTTATCCGGTGATGTAGACACAAAGGAATACAAAGTAGGAACACATATAAAGAAAATAGGATCAAAATCAACTCCACCAGCCATAAAGATATCCACAAGTGGCCAACCTTCATCAACAGAAGAGGATGAACTTCCACAGCGCATAGATGTAACTAATTTTAGGCTTTCTTGCTCGCTGTAATCTCCCAGAACATCACGTCTAGTAACATACGCCGGACGAAATTTCCATCTGGAATATTGTGGAGTAACAACAGACAAAGCACTCTGAGTATTAGCATTAGTAATAGCCATACCTCTATGACCCCAAGCACCCCGTGTAACACCTAAAGTAGATGATAGTGGAATGCGTGAGGCCGTAGAAGGTTCGGTAACCAGTGCACCAACTGTAAAGCGATTAATAGCTTGTGCTGGAGCTACATCCAAGATATGAGATCTAGGATCACGTTCCACAACTATTTGATCAGGTATTGGTTGCCCATTGGTGATAACATTATACTGATGTACAATAGAACCACGATACCCGGCGAAACAATTAGTAATCCAATTAATTGGATGTGTAGGTGAATACTGAAACTGGTCTTTAGTCGGTGTAATGATACCCACAGCGTAATTCACTCCCTGGGAGGTAAATCCATAGTCAACTGGAAAACGTGGAATATAATTAACAAGATTATAGAATCTTTTGGTAAAAAATACCCCAGAAGCTGAAAATGGATTGCCAAGAAACTCACGATGATAGAAAGAAGTTCGGTGTAAAATTGTTCTTAAAGAGGCTACTGTTTCCCCAACGGTGATAACGTTTGTATCAATGGGAATATGAGTATCTCCTACATCAACAAGCTGTTCTTCTTCCTCACCACTCTGCACCTCGAGAAACGACCACAATGGCGTCTCATTTGGTTGTGCAAGTTGAAAATCTTCAGCTGTATGAGCAAATAGTAAAATATCAATTTCCTGCGACGTTGCGGGACCAGTTAACTCGTTCAAAACTGATATGCGCACGTATCCATTGAATGCCTTCTTATCTGTTGTAACAGTACCACCAGAGGTGATAGCCCAGTTATTACCAGTATTAGAAGTATTCAACCATGGGTCCTGAGCTTTATACGGTATCGTAAAAGTAACTTCAGTCTCCAATTGTAAGTCCACAATACGTGTCATTGTAGTACTCTCTGCATTGGTTAATGGTACCTCTTGAGGATCCCATGAGATCTGCAGACGACCTGTGTGATAACGTGTCTTAACCAGACGGATAGTATAAACCATACCGCCGCGCCACTGCGAAAACATAGCAGCACAATGTGCTGCTGGTGTATTATTGATAAAAGTTTGACTGATACCAGCATTTGAACCATAGTTTCGTGGTGTAACGGGGAAACGCATAAGTTGAGTGCCAGGTCCCTGAGCTTCAGTCCAAAGAGCACCAGTTATAAAAGATTCGCGTGCGCAAAAATGTGATATAACTAATTGATCTTCATCAGGAGCACCAGTGACCTTTTTATCAACAGTGATTTCGTTTTTAGGATCGATGGTTAGTTTATCCATAGGAACACTAGTTTCCACCGAAGCAAAAGAATGAAACGCTTTAGGATGGTATGGCATGACATCGCTAATAACTGGAGGATTACTAAAACCGAATAGTGAGGCAATACCTCCTACAGCTCTAGCGCCAATCTCAGTGGCCCGTGCTAAACTACCAATTACTGGAGTATCAGTTAATTTTGCAGCAACATTAGCAACAGCCGTAGCAGGACCACTGATAGGTCCCGCGCTACTATACTCATCTGCTTGCAAAACTAGACCTGACGTCAAACCAGCTAATTCCACATCCGTGGCCCATGCATAACATGTTACTGTTACATTAGAACCGGTAGCACCATTGGCACTACGTAACTTCGAATATAGAAGGTAGGTAATTTGGCCCATATCATTGAAATCTGAGTTCTTATTCATATCTAACCAAGCATGAGGCCATAAGAAAGGGAGTTCCATTTCCACAGACGTCATATCTTGTGGATATATGAATTCACCAGGCATCTGCGAAAATTTAATTTGATCACCAGGTGTAGATTGCACTATATCACGTGCGCCACCATCCATCGGACAGTAACACACTCGCATTGCTCCATAATAAAACGGAGAAGCGTTCACCACAAATTTAAGATGTAATTTAGCCCTCAGACGCGCAAAATTTGTAATCTTATTCTTAATTGAAGTAGTATTAAAGAAAAGCTGCCAAGGTTTAAATTGTTTCATAAGGGTTGTGGTGGAACCTTCTGCCCATGAAAATGTATCTATGGCAACGGGACGTTCTAAAAAACTTCCCAAACCAGCAGATACATCAACATCAGGTTTGTAGGACACCATAGGTGCACTACTATAATTGCCCAAACCAGCATCAGCAAATTTTAAATTTTGCTGTTGTTGAACATGAGCAGAACCATCCTCCAATTCAAGAGATTGAATCTCTAGGTGTGAGAATGAAAATGTGCGATTTATTGGAGTTTCGCACAAAACTCTTTCATATGTAGCAGTAGATGGATAAATTCATCATCCTTTACATCTATAAGGGATGATATATTTTGTGAAATTGGCGACTAACTGGCACCTTTCCTAAATAGGAACTTCCGGGAACGCCGAAGTGAGTAATATGCATATGTCCACGCTCTTCTAATTGTAAATCACAAAATCGTTTTATTGGAAGCAGTAACTACACATGCATGCTATTGTTTGGTTTAGTTTCCACCAAGACGCCATAACTTACGCCTTATGTAACATGGGGTTTTCTGTTATCGCACCACCCCATAGGTGCGCACCAGGGGTATTTATCTGGCGCCCCCCCGAGGCGCGTGGCCACCAATTTATGACGACCACACAAATTTACCCAGTATATTCTGGGTGGTTTCAGGTTCACAATCAAGATAAGCTTGCGATGCTTCCGTAAAGCGCTCTTTAAGTTCTTCCCAAGTAGGGAAAACTCCATCATCTATATAACAAGACAAATCAGCTCTATCTAGAAGCCTACGTAAGTACATTGATTGTTCCTCGAACTTCTCCCGACCATGGAAAAACCACTCGGCTACAGCAGATCGCACAATATCGACAGTTTGCTTTTGAGGGCTTTCTGTTTTACTGGGTATGAAAATCATAAGACTCTTCCATATAGACTTGGGATCTAATGTAGCCATATATGCATTCAATTCAGGTTCATATCTGAAATTTCGTTTCAAAAAAGAAACTTCAGATATCATAATAAAGGGAACACTTTCGGCATACTTATCTGCCATCGTGTACCCTATACCAACCTCAGACAAAATGCGTGCAATTTCGGTGTGATTAAACCAATCAACCCGACTACCTGCAGCATTATCATCACCATATGTAATAAGACTAACATTTTCTTGGAAGGTATCCACCTCCTTAGCTGGATTCAATTCATGGTAACAATATCTCATATAAATGGAATTGACCAAACAATTGATAATAACTGTAAGCGGGTGTCCTGATGGGTTTGATCCGAAAAATCGCATAAGATCCCCATTAAAGTTACAAAAGGCGAAAGCGACATCTTCAGCTATAACCTGAACAGCATTCAAAAGTTCTTGAGTTGCACCACACCACGTTAATATCATACGAATAGTACGAAAAGCTTCCATAATAACCAATGATCCCATAACCTTGTCAAAAGTTTCAAAATCACCGGCTATCAATCTGTCCACACCATAACGTGTCAGGTATTGATATATACGAGTCCATTCAATGGAAGTCGCATTTGTACCCGGAGCACACTCAAAGAGGTACTTATTATATTGCATTACACGCACAAAAGGCAAAAGAGCCATGCGAACGCACACATTCCAAGCCATTGGGCCTCCCATAAAAAGGCGGGCCTTACCTGCTACCACTTTACGTAAAGGTAGTGCTTCGTCCTTAAGATGTTGCATAAACACGGGTGCTGAACTAATACCCTGTATCATTTTATTCCAACACTCTTCAACTTCCAACTTAATTTCGGGAGTTAATTCGACTGGATGTTGCCAAATATCATCGGCAGGCATACGTATTATATGATTACGCTTACTATTATTATAAGGATAACCAGCACTAGTTCCAAAATTCATAGAATCTACAAATTTAGTTCCTGGTACACCGTTCAATGCTGCCCGCAAACATATGGGTTCCTTAAGTTCTGCCTTAAATCGATCAGGCAAACCCTTATATATTGTTCGTGCAAAACTTGCAGCACAGAGTTTAACTACATCCTCTTTAAAGCACATCTTTTTCTGCACCATAGACTTTAACCCTATATGTACAGCAGTGAAACCTCGCATAGGTGCGGGCGCAAACTCGCGCTTTCTACCATCCTCCAATAAAAAAGGAGTTAAGGGTGTATCCTTAGCCGTACTTTTGGGTTGTCTTTTAAATCCTCCAAAACTACCGAACACCTGGACGGTACCATCAGGGATATAACGAGCCGTACATCGCGGACTTATATCTGTTGTGAAATTCTGCCCTTCTAAAAAAGGTATGTCATTCTCCACAATAGGTGTGTTAAACCAATTGAGAGCTGATTCATAATCCTCTCTATAAATAGGCACAGATACTGCTTGTCTTCGGGTACCACCTAATATGTGTATTCCAGCTAAAACGCAAGCGTTTGGTTGCTGTACAACTACAGGTGAACCACACTCACCCTTGACAGTATCTCGTTCCACTTCAGACGGACACACATCTAAAAAGCTATTGAATTGTTCAATATGTTGCTTCTCCATAAAATGTGTACGTTTAGTCATAATATATTCTGTGGTACCATCTGATGATCGGACCACCATGCGACCAGGAGCATCCACAGTAAATCCCTTCTCAGGTAATAAACCACTGATGTTCCTACGTCCAGGCATATGATTAATCTCAAAGAATGCTAATTCCTTCTCTGGCACCCGCAAAATACATCGCTGGGCCATCTTAAAGGAAATGTTACCATTACATCCCTCGCTATTATTTTCATGGATAACCTGTAGATCAAAATATTCATCTAGAGGCAAGACATGATTGGGGACCACATAAAGGTGACCACTAAGACACACTGCTCTAAATATCGAGTGTTTTGTACCTCCATGCGAGGTACGACACCAAACTACATTTCTAGCTACCAAAGCTGAACTTTTACTTAGACTCAAATTAGACCACGATTGACTTAGCCTACCGAGGAACTCACTTGGTTGATAGTCTGCCTTTCGCCACACGTTTTCCATCTCCTTCGCATTTGCGGGCATAACTCCAACATCATCTATGGATACTTGCACCTCAAAGGGTATTAATTCAGGACATTCTTTTCTCAAAAAATGCCAGGTTAAACCTAAGCCAGCGAAAAAACCCACACCTAATATAAAAAATTTAAGATATGGGTGCACTGCTGCGTAGGTCTCATAGAGTGAACTCAATAAAATTTTCTTCACACTATCACGTGTAAATAATTTAATTTGTTCAACCTTATTATTAAAATACCAGCCTACCTTTTGCTTGGCTCTAAACACTGCACAACTCACGAGATCGGCAGGACGAGCAATTAATGATGGATCTTGCACAAGAACATCTCCTGCACAACCAGCAAAGAATTTCCCAGCAGCACAGACCCCAACAGTGGCCGCACCCCCAAGTACCAACTTACTGGTGAGACTTAATCCTTGACTTTCAAGATTATCATCTTCTTCGTCACCTTGGACTTGCAATTGTCCAGGGCAACACACTACTGAGGGTAATTGATGCACCGGACACAACTCAACCTGGGCCACATTAGCCATAGATTGTAGTAATGAAGCTTGTCCAGCTCTATGATCACTCACCCACTTATTAAAGTGTTGAATAAACACATAAATGCTATCAGTAACAAGAATCTCCACCATAGAAATGGTTTCATCCGGCATCACCTTTACTTCCTCAACAACTATATCCCACAAATCAGGGTAGTGTCCAGGTAGAGTAACTGGTACCTTACTAGGATCTAACATCATGGTTCCTGGCTTACGATATGGTTCCTTTGGTTGCGCATTCACAACATAAGGATATCTGCGTCGAATAGCTTGAGGGTTATTAAACCAACAATGAGCCTTAAGATCTTTCGTATTAGTGGAAGCTAAAACTAGTTCGCACTTAAAAGGAGTGCGACCTTTATCTTCAATTGCAGCCTGAGGTGGGCTAAATCCTGTATTACCTATCATCAACAGTGTGTCAGCATTAGACGGGTCACTTGTCGCTGTATTAGGATTAACAGCAGCGACATCTTCTATGATAGTGCACCACATACAACTTTTGAATCCGTTCCAATGAGGTTCGGCTGGAGTTCTATAATATATAAAACCTTTACCAAGTGGTTTGTTATACATCTTAGCATAGTGAGTTTTCAATGTATCATTGAAGGAACTTTTACCTTTACTAGATCCACAACACGTGAGCATAGTAAAAGGTGCCATACGAAATTCACCGGCAGCATCACGAATAATAATATCCGTATACATGCGGCGCAATCTCGATAATGTTGAAGCAACACTATCTTTGGCATCCCCAGATTTTACATATCTGCGAATCTCCTCACCATCCGCAATGGTTTGAATTATATCATTCACATAAACGTGATAATCCATACCTATTGCATCGGGATTAGGGATAGCTGCACTTTTGTCAATAAGATCAAAAGCCTTATCTACCCAGTTACTATAAGTAGTGGGTGTTTGAACAAGAGAATGCCAAGATCGAGTAACACAAAAAGCTGATATTCGCTCGCCAATAAATTGTACAAGATCAACCACAGCTGCAATAAAATCAGTGTGACCCATAATACGAGTCATTGTCTCTGTGATCATTTTCCATAAATCACCAACATTAGCGTGTATTCCCATGGTTTCTAATATACCACCAGAGAACGCAAGTGAAATTACTTTAATGAATTTTATAACAGCTGGATGGGTTCTAAGTGCCTCGTAAGAGGACACCAAATCCTTCAGGACTGTCCAATCTAAAGATTGTGCTACACCATTGGAATCAAAATCAAAAATAGTATCGAAAATGAAAGTACCAATAGGTTTGTTAAAATGTATACGAGTAACGTAATCACCAATAGCTAAAACATCTTGAAAGTCTTGGACTTTAGGTAGACGTCCCAAAACCCACGCCAACGTAAAAAAGATATCCTTAACAAACGTTTGTGTGGAAGGTGATATGTTACCTATATAGTTTTGAAAGCGTTCCGATATTTGTCCAACAAAATCAAGATTGAAGGATTGTAATTCCAAATCTCGTATCCCACGACAAAACAATTCATCACTTTCAGGTAATGTATCACACAGTTTTAATTTACACTCTTGCAAATACATGTTTTGAGTAGGAAATTTACTGCATGAAATTTTGGTTTGTAAAATTTGTTGCTCGTCATCACTAATGTGATGATAAACGGAGTAATACTTCTCCGGGGTATTTGAACATACGTTCAGGGCGGCGATTTTAGATAAGTTTAAAAACTTGTCCATATAGCATAACAGGCCTTGCAAATCTATATCAATTCGGTCCTTAGGCTCATCTAGGGACTGGGTGAATTTTACCTTGACTAACATCAACTCCGGGTTCAAAGCAAGGTACATGAAAGTATATTTTATTATATAAGGAAAATAAAGCTAATTGGCCATCCTAAGTAAGCACACCGCGCGTGAACAAAGGTGGGATCTCACAAGATATCCTAATAATTTTATTAATAATTTCAGTGTCAACACCGTAATTTGCAGAATATTCATAACTGAATATACAAGAGTGCGTGATAAAGTAATAGAGCTATTTCAGAGGCCTTGCAAGGGCCCCGTACTGAAGTCATCTTCACTACGACTATACATTTTGAGAAGTATTGATAAACTCTTCTACCACCATAATTTCAGATAAAAAACGCCAAATATCTGTAATATATGGATGGTAGGTTGCAATTAACGTGCAAAGTGTGATTTTAACCTATCACAAGGGGAATCTGTAAAATGTTTCGAACCCGAAACATAGTAAAAGGGTCGAGACACTTGGTCTCTTACACGTGAGCAATGGTCACGCAGCTGTCCCGTTAACACAACTAACAGCTTAGTTGATGGGGTAAGGTTGTGAACTCTCATCGAATAAGTTCATAGGTCAGAAATAGTGATGTTATCTATCTTGATAATTTCGCAAAAAGGTTCATGCAAATATAAGAAGCTAACAGCAAGTGAAAAAGTGGGACTTAGCCCAATTTAACACGAGGTGCTGTTTCCTATATGAGGATAAAGCAAGATGAAAAATTTAGGACAAAGTCCAAGGCCGTAAGGCCGTCAAAATAAAATGTGCAGAATAATAAAT